GGCAAACGCCGCCGCGGCTATGCGCGCGTGCGGTTCAGCCGCAATGCTTTCGCTCAGGAGATCTTGAGCGATGTGAAGGACGGCGTTCTACGGAATGTTTCCTTCGGCTACTCCATCGACAAAATGGAGGAGCGTGGCAGTGGCGACTATGTTGCGACTGCCTGGTCTCCTTATGAGATCAGCGTTGTCTCGGTGCCGGCTGACCCCGGCGTCGGGATCGGCCGATCTTTTGAGGCTGACACCCCTGCTGCTTCGGCAGCACCATCCCCTGATCCCATTCCTTCAATGGAAAACGCCACCCCCGATCTGGCCGTGGTGCAGGCCGAGGCCGCTCAGGCCGAACGGTCCCGCATCTCGGACATCACTGCCCTGTGCGACAAGCACGGCATGGCAGACCTGGGCCGGCAGTTGGTTGAGTCTGGTCGTTCAATCGACGAGGCTCGCGCTGCTGTGCTCGACAAGCTCAACATTCACCAGGAGACCGTGACCATGCAGGCCGCCGACCTTGGCCTTAGCGAGAAGGAGAGCCGCAACTTCTCTTTCCTGCGCGCCATCAACTTCCTTGCTAACCCAACCGATCGCTCAGCCCGCGAGGCTGCTGCCTTCGAGATCGAAGCCTCCGATGCTGCTGCGGCCAAACTGGGCCGTCAGTCGCGCGGCATCACCATTCCTCAGGATGTGCTGCGTCGTGACCTGAACGTCGGCACTGCTACTGCCGGTGGCAACCTGGTCGCCACTGACCTGGATGCCGGCAGCTTTATCGACCTGCTGCGCAACGCTTCCGCTCTGGATCAAGCTGGCGCCACTGTGCTGACCGGCCTGACCGGCAACGTTGCTATCCCCCGCCAGTCCGGCGCTGCTACCGCCTACTGGGTGGCTGAGAGCGGCTCGCCCACCGAGAGCCAGCAGACCGTTGATCAGGTCAGCCTGACTCCCAAGACTGTTGCAGCCTTCACTGACTACAGCCGTCGCCTGATGCTGCAGTCCAGCATCGACGTTGAGAACATGGTCCGCAACGACCTGGCTCGCGTTCTTGCCCTGAAGATCGACCTGGCTGGTCTGTACGGCACCGGCAGCAACAGTGAGCCCCTCGGCCTGAAGCTGACCACCGGCATCGGTACCGAGAACTTCGCCGCTGCTGCCCCCACCTTCGAGGAAGTGGTGGCACTCGAGAGCGACGTGGCAACCGCTAACGCACTACTCGGCAGCCCGGTCTATTTGATGAACGCTGCCATGCGCGGCGGTCTCAAGACCACCAAGAAAGATGCCGGCTCCGGCATGTTCATCATGGAGGGCAACGAGGTCAACGGTTACCGCGGCGTGCTGTCCAATCAAGTGGCAGCTGGCGATCTGTGGTTCGGCAACTTTGCCGACCTGATCATCGGTTACTTCAGCGGTCTCGACATCATGGTCGATCCCTACAGCAACAGCACCAGCGGCACCGTCCGCGTGGTCGCAATGCAGGACGTGGACATCGCCGTACGTCATCCTGAGTCCTTCAGCCGCGGCGCTGATACCCTCTGATCATGTTGATCAAGGTCCTACGGCAGACAATGCTGGCAGGGCAGGTGGCCAGAATCGGGGATGTCCTTGAGGCATCCCCCTCTGACGCCAAGTTCCTGATCGGTATTGGCAAAGCTGTTGAAGCCATCGCAGAGGTGGCTGATCTGGCTCAGTTCGGACCTGAGCCGACCCGCAAACCAACAACCCCCAGACGGAGGGCTAAGTCATGACCATTCACAATCTCGGGACCAAAACTGAGGTCCTTAACTTCCTGCCCAATGATGTGGTGACAGCTACTGTCACTGCCAGCACCGCCATCGATCTGGTGGATTATGAAGGCGACATCGCCGTCATACTTTGCGCTGAAGCCGGCGGAGCCAGCATCACCTATCTCGGCAAGCTGACCGAATCCGACACGTCTGGTGGCTCTTACACCGACGTGACCGGCGGCGCGTTCACCGTCACTGCCGCCAACACCGCATCGGTTCAGAAGATCGCTGTCAACTCTGACAACATGAAGCGATTCATCAAGGCAGTGGTGACAGTTGCAGGCGGCACTGGTGCCGGCGCTGTGACGATCGTCGGCCTCGGCTCTAAAAAGTACAGCTGATGGCCTTTACGGAGGATCTCGGAATCTTCCTGGCGGACTTCGGCGTCAGCTGCACAGCTGGCGCCGTTACCGCTCTGGGCATCTTGGACATGCCGAGCCAAGTGCTGGCCAATGGCATGGTGCTCAGCACTGACTACACATTGACCGCCAAGGCTTCTGACTTTGGCACGCTGACCCGCGGCAGCTCGATCACGGTTGATTCTGTGGCCTATACGGTGCGGGAGGTGATGCTGATGGATGACGGGAAGATCGTTCAACTCGGACTTCAAAAGACATGAGCGGCCCCTTCAAAGTCAACACGCGCAGCGCATGGGCATCGCAGAATCCGGTGCTGCTGGCCGGCGAGCCTGGCGTTGAAAGCGAGACCGAGAATCTGAAGATCGGAGATGGTCGGACGGCATGGTCTGGCTTGCCTTACTTCGGCAATCCTGGTTATTGGGGATCGTTCTGGGATACAACCTCGCAGACGGCGACAGCGAACACGCCAACGCCGATCCTGCTGCGCAAGAACGACCTAGACAACCGCGGCATCAAGGTCATCTCAAATAGCCGCATCACTGTTGACCACTCTGGCATCTACAGTTTCACGTTCTCGATCCAGTTCAGTAATACTGGTTCGAGCATTCATGACATCAACGTTTGGCTGCGCAAGAACGGCAGCGGCGCCAGCGGTGATGTGGCCGACAGCGACAGCAGATTCAGCATCATCTCCAGGCATGGCGGCATCGACGGCAATGTGATCGGAACGGTCAACTTCGTGCTCAAGCTGGCAACAGCGGATTACATCGAACTGATCTGGGCGACCGCCAATGTTGCCGCATACATCCACGCCGAGGCAGCCCAGACCAGCCCGTTCGCGCATCCCGGCATCCCCGGCATTATCTGCACTGTGACCCAAGTGGCTTCAGCATGACCACGCGCCGCGAATCAATCCTGGCCGCCATTGCATCGGCGCTGACAGGCACCACCGGCGTCAGCACGCGCATCTATCGCAGCAGGGTGGAACCGCTCAGCAGGGGTGAAAGCCCAGCGCTGGTCATCGAGCCGATCAGCGACACAGCCGAACAGAACACCAGCCTGCCAAAGTTGGACTGGTCACTGACGGTGCGCATCGCAGTGATCGTGCGCGGCAACGTGCCGGATCAGTTGGCCGACCCGACCGTTGAAAGTTTGCACGCAAAGATGATGGCCGACCTAACGCTGGGCGGCTATGCGATTGACGTGCAACCGCAAGGCATCAACTTTGAGATGGTCGAGGCGGATCAGCCGGCCGGCGTGATCGCTTGCGATTACCTGGTGCGCTATCGCACCAGTGTGACTAATCTGGCCACAGCATAGGTAGCTACGATGATGGACGAACACAAAGGCCAGGGCGGCAGCTATCTGGTCAATCCCAAAACCGGCAAGCGGCAGCTCGTCGAGCGGACTCAGCCGGCTCCCCACCCAACACCTGAGGTAGCCCCTAATGGCATCAGTTCTGACACGCCGTCGCCTGATCCTGGCGAAGATTGAAACAACCTACGGCACAGATCCAACGCCAAGCGGCAGCAGCAACGCCGTGCTGGTGCGCAACCTTGAGATTCAGCCGCTCGTTGCCGAGACCGTCAACCGCGATCTAATCCGCCCTTACATGGGGCAGGCCGATCAGCTGCTGGCGCAGACCCGCGTCGAGGTGACATTCGAGGTTGAGTTGGCCGGCTCAGGCACTGCAGGCACCGCCCCCGCCTATGGCCCGATCCTGCGCAGCTGCGGCCTGAGCGAAACTATCAGCGCTAGCACCAGCGTGACCTACGCGCCCGAGAGCAGCGGGTTTGAAAGCTGCACCATCCACTATCACCAAGATGGCATTCGCCACAAGCTCACCGGTTGCCGTGGCACCTTTGAGCTGAACGGCGAAGTCGGTCAGATCCCGGTAATCAGCTTCACCATGACCGGCATCTACAACGCGCCTACTGACGAGACGCTGCCCACCCCGACCTACGCCAACCAGGCCACCCCGCTGATTTTTAAGCAGGGCAACACCACCAACTTCACCGCCTTCTCTTACAGCGGCTGCCTGCAGTCCTACAACTTCAGCATCGCCAATGACGTGATCTATCGCGAGCTGGTTGGCTGCGCCAAGGAGATCATGATCACCAACCGCGCCCCCAGCGGCACGATCGTGATTGAAGCGCCGACCATCACCGCGAAAGATTTCTTCACGGTGGCGACCGGCAGCAGCACTGGCAGCATCACCTTCCAGCACGGCACCACCGGCGGAAACATCGTTACGGTCACGACCGCTCAGTCCGACCTGGGCAACCTGACCTACTCGGATCAGGACGGTGTGCAGATGCTGAACATGCCCTTCATTGCAGTTCCGACCAGTTCAGGCAATGATGAGCTGAGTCTCGCCTACACCTGATCACGTGGCCTTTGTTCTCAAGCAGTCCGACACCTACAGTTGGCCGATTGCGTTTGATATCCCCGTCGATGGTGGCCGTATGCAACGGCAGACCTTCGATGGGGAGTTCCGTCGCCTGAGCCAATCAAGGATCACTGAGATTGGCGCACAGATCAAAGCCGAAGAGATCACGGACGCCGACCTGGCGGCTGAGGTCCTGATCGGCTGGTCTGGCGTTACAGACGGCGACGGCAAAGACGTGCCATTCAGCCAGTCCGCATTGCAGCAGCTGCTCGATGTGCCGATGCTGGCTGGCGCGATAACGCTGGCGTACTTTGAAAGCCTGCAGGGAGCCAAGCGAAAAAACTAATAGAGGCCGCTGAGCATTGGGCAGGCGGCAGCGTCGTTGACGAGACCGCCGCTGATGCCGCGGCCATGGGCATCGCGTTGCCAGAGACGCAGCCGTCGCCTGTTGAGGAGTTTGGCGTATGGCCTGAGAACTGGTTTGCCGTTGAGATGTTCTTGCGCGTGCAGACGCAATGGCGCACGACGATGAGCGGAGTGCTTGGCTTGGACTATGCATCGGTGGGATGGGTGCTTAAGCTGTATGAGGTACAAGACCAGCGCTCGCTGCTCGAAGATTTGCAGGTCATGGAGGCCGCCGCCATGCGTGTCATGAACAAGCAGGAGGCCTGACCATGGCGCTCAACCTAGACGCGGCCCTAAAGATCACGGCGAACGTTGTTGGCGAAAACAACATTCGGCGACTTGGCAATTCGCTGCAGGGCCTTGAGGGCCGGATCAAGAACACCAGCATGGCGGCTGACCTGCTGGTCACAGGCATTAAAGGCTTGGCGGCTGCGGCCGTTACTGGTGGCGTTTTGGCGCTGGCCAAAAGCGCGATCGACTTGGCCGATGACATGCGCGACCTGTCGCAGCGCACGGGTGTCAGCATCCAAACGCTGGGGCAGTTTAAGGTTGCGGCCGAGCTGTCCGGCAGCAGCATCGAAGGCGTGGCCAAAGGCCTGAACTTCCTGAACAAGAACATGGTCGCCGCGGCCACCGGCGGCAAGGATGCGGCAGCGGCATTCAAAACGATTGGCGTTTCAACCAGAGACACACAGGGCAACCTGCGCACTGCTGACAAAGTATTTCTAGATGTTGCGGATCGGTTCGCCACATTGCGCGATGGGCCCGAAAAGGCAGCGATTGCGATGCGGATCTTTGGCAAAGCTGGCGCTGATCTGATCCCTATCCTGAACCTTGGCAGTAAAGAGATCCAGCGGTTTGGCTTAAACATCACGCAGGACTTTGCTGACAAGGCTGACGCGTTCAATGATCAGCTCGGGCTAGCCGGCGCGCAAGTTACCAATCTGAGCATCCAGATCGGCTCGGCGCTGCTGCCTGTAATCAATGGGTTGCTTGCCGGTCTGAGCGGTGCTGTTACACAGATCGGCAAATGGATCGAGGGTTTGCAAACTGCTTACAAGGAAAACGCTGCATTCAAGACATCAATAAATGTATTGATCGGGGCATTCACCGCGCTGGCCACGGTTCAAGTCTTCTCAACATTTATCGCTGGCGCTAAGGCTGCAATCGCAATCACTGGCACATTGATCAAGGCGCTTAAAGGCTTGACCGCTGCCAACCTGTTGGCGGGTGCTGCTGGTTTTCTTAAGAGCAAGCCCGGCTTGATCGCCGCATTGGTTGCCGGTCTTGGCGTTGGCATTGATGCAGCGTTTAATCAAGGCAAGATTGTCAGTGGCATCACCCGCGGAATCTCCGGGGCATTAGACCAAGCGTTTGGAATGTTTGGCGCGATGGTCCCGGCTGTGCCCGACATCCCAACCAGGCAGGGCGGCGTGCTTGATGTAAGTGGTCTAGATACTGATGCAGCAGCTCGTCGAAAGAAATCATCCAAAGAAAAAGAAGAAGCAGCAAAAAGGGCACGCGAGGCATTTCTTGATTCTCGCGACGCTCTCAAACAATCGCAAGCTGAGCTGGCGATTCTTAAAGAGACCAACCCGATCCGCAAGATCGAGCTTGAATATGCTGAAAAGCGGCGAGCAGTACAGGCTGCTGCGGCGCAGGATCTGCGTGGTGCGCTCAGCATTGACCAGCAGGCAAACATCCAACGCCGGCGCAGCACAGAGACTGCCAAGTTGAATATTGAAGAGCAGAACGCTCTGCGCGAGGCTTACGACAAGCTCGGCATGGAAGCGCGCGATGCAGCCTTGGCAATGCTGCAAGTATCTGATGCGGCAGCCGATCAGAACAACGCACTGGCTGGCATCCGTGATGGGATCTCCAGTTACCTAGAAAGCATCGGCACGCTACGCGAGAACATCAGCAACCTATCGGGCAACGTGTTCAAAGGCCTCGAGGATGCGATCGTCAGTTTGACAACGACGGGCTCCTTTAACTTTAAACAGTTTGCGCTGTCGGTCGTCGAGGATCTGACCCGCATGGTGACGCGCATGTTGGTCATTGCGCCGATCTTGCAAGCGATCCAAAGCCTGTTGCCCGGCAGTAATTTCTTGACAGGCACAAGCGCTCTTAAGACCAAGATCCCCGGCTTTGCCCTTAACGCCAATGGCAACATCTTTGCTGCCAATGGCGTGGTGCCGTTTGCGCAGGGTGGCATCGTCAACCGGCCGACGCTGTTCCCGTTTGCCAAGGGCACGGGCTTGATGGGCGAAGCCGGCCCCGAAGCGATCATGCCGCTGAAGCGTGGCGCTGATGGCCGGCTAGGCGTCGCTGGCGGTGGCGGCACCACCAACGTG